GCATTCAAAGAATGAATAACATTCCTATGGATATTTTGTATATCAATTACAGCTTGTTCCTCAGTCATTTATTTTTCCTTTCTTTCTGTTATCTTGTCGAGAGCATTTATTAAGGCTTCCATCACTATAAATCCATGCTCTGTATTATCTTTTGCATATTGCTCGACCGCAAAAGTTATCTCGCAAAGGACACGACAAGCTTTAGAATCGCTTAATCTATGAACTATTGCTCTATACTCATGTGCGTAAGCAATTAATCGGTTTCTTTCACTCATTATTTTTTCCTTTCCCTTCTTCATAGTGTTTAAGATGTTCAAGGTCAATATCCAATAGAGCTTTTATATTCTTTTTAGCCTCAAGAATATAATGAGCTATTGATGGACGTTTTGCCAGCTTGTTTATAGCCACTTCAAACTTGCATACACGCATATAAGCTTGCTGCAAGTGATAAGTAGCTGGTTTAATGTTAGACATTATTTCCTTTCTATTGTATTACTACAGTTATCTTTTTAACTGGCGAAAAAGCTAACTTAATTATTTCAGGTCTTGTCAGCTTATCACCTATTGAATATCTCGCTGTATGAGATACTTTGATTACTTCATACAAGCTACTTGAAACTTGTCTGAAATAAACCTTTTTGATTGAGCTCATTTTATTCCTTTCTGTTTTATGATCGAATGTAGATTTCGTAATCTACACCACATTCGAGGGAAGGGCTTTTTTCAAATACTCTGTCCCCAATGTTTTCTTCTATAGGGTCAAGTATTTCTTTAATACAATCATCAAAACAGGATTGTATTATCTTTTGTTCGTCTTTGTTACTTGTCTGGATTAATAAAATGACATTAACCTTTTTTAGCGTTAGTGGAGCGATAGTCATTACTTATTCCTTTCTTTGTATTTAAATTATGATTTCCAAGTAAAGATAATCTCTTTTATATCTTCAACTTTTCCACCTTCACTGAAGTATAAATCAATGGTAATAGCAAATGAGAATTCCATGAATTCTTGCAAATCTATGTTATTATCATTTTCGTTTAATAGCCCCATTGATTCACCATTATGGAGGTTGATTGTTACTTCTGATGTTTCCATTGTCATTCCTTTTTATGATTCAACTTTCAGACTTAAAACTTTCACATAAGGATTTATTGTTCATGTGAGAGTTTACTGTCCTGACGTTGAAAAGTACAATGGGGAAAATATATAAGTCAAGTTAAATATGTACTGTATATACTTTAATATTAATATATAAGGTATTACTCTAATACAAACATCATGCCAATCATTTCATCTAATATACTATAGTCTTATATATAGTATAGCTAGTAGCTAATGTATTAGTAATTAAGCTTTAATATACTGAAGCTATGGCTGTAGTATGTATATTAAAGTATTGTAGTGTTTAATGTAGTACTGTAGAGTATAAGGTAGGCTTGTTTTAATTTAAAGCTATATTATATACAAATGAAATCCTCAACGAAAAAGCGAAATGTCGAAAGCCGATAGACCGGAGGGTGGGGATGAAGGTAAAGCTCACACATATTGTAGCCTAATTTTTCTAGCTCTCTAAGCTTGTTATGTTCTGATCAATTTTAGCTAGCAACCGCTTAATGCAAAAGGCAATGGTTGTCAGAAAACGGTTAGAGCATATAGGGCTTAGGGCTGATCTGGCAAAGTCGGGGTTCGTGATACTTGGTTTTATACAAACCAAATCATGATCGGGCCCCGTCATCCATCCAAAAGACCAGCTATCTTTCAAAAGCCAATCTCCTGGCCACTTGTAATACTTGGGCCATTTATGACGGGGTAAAGTTGAAGTGAGCCCCAAGTCAATCATTTCAAATTAAGATACTACCATTTTTTGAAACTAAACACTAGCTCTGTTAAAATACTCGCTTGTCATTATTATTCCTCCGTTATATTTCCTGTTATGGCCCCGTACGCGCGCGCAGTTGCTAGAGCTTAAGCTAGATATAAAGAAGCATAGCAATAAAGAAGAAAAGAAAAGAAGGGGCTTTAAAAGAAGCATATTAAGCTTAGATTCTAGCATTTATAAGCTTATAAGCTAGAAACATTGCTTTCTTTTACTAATTCTACAATTCTATTCCTTGTTTCTTCTGGCTTTTTACTATGCTGTTGCACTGGAGCATATATAATTTGCCTGACGCTTCTTGATTGTCGTTCAAGGATTCCCTTTTTAGCAATTAAGCATATTTCAGCATTGGCTCTTGTCCATCCTCCGCAACCCACAAAATCTTCAATAGATTCAGACGGAAGAAAGCTGTATTGATCTTTATTAAATTTCTTTTTGCCTTTAACCCACACAAATCCACAGGTAGAATATTCAAATCCCCAAGCCTTAATAACTTTAAAAGTCTGATCTAATATTGGAAATGTTGCCCACAAAAACAGCATGCAGTTTTCACTGGCAATATTTTGAACTGGCAAACTACAGATTTCTTCTATGGTCATTGTGGTATAATGGCGACTTTGATTTTTCTTACCGCCCTCCCAATACCGCCAGGGGGGGTCAGCATAGATTATCTGATATTTCTTATTTGGAAATGGAATCATTTATATAGAACATTGCTGTTACTGCATTCTTGCCTGTTTGCTTCATTAGCAACTGAATATCTCCAGGCTCATATACTTTAGCAGCTTTATCTCTAATTCTCTTAAGCATGCCAATAACATAATCTACATTATTCAAGTGTATAAATTCAATTTTAGCTATCTGCTTCATTATAAATAATCTTCCAAATAAATAACCTGAACTTTCTTTTTCAGCTTTCTCATATACTCAATCATATTCTTAGTTCCCTTAGACTTGCCATCCCAGAAAGCTATTAAGCTATCGGCATAATCGCCCATGTCTTTATTTCTAAACACTCCAGCTTTCTTTCCATGAAGCTTCCATTGTGGCGGAAAACATTTCATCCTATGCCCGCGCTCAAGAGCGTATTTTTCACCCATTGAATCAGGGCCGGGAGCACCCCCGGACACAATCTCAAGAGGCCCCTTCACTTTCCTAAGGCATATATCGAGCCAATGACAGACAGCTTTATAGTCATTGAATCCCCTACTTCCGGCTATGATTATCTTTTTCATCCCCCTGCTTCTTTCACTTGATACCGGCTGCCACAATGAGGACACTTCCAATTGTCAGTTGGCCCATAATTATCCAGCCTCAATTCAATTATTTGTTTATTGACTACTCGGCAAAAATCACAGATTAAAATTGGCAGTCCAACAAGCTTCTTTTTGAATCTCGATTCTTCTGCTAATAACATATCCTCATAAGACAAGCTGCCATCACCAGAATTCCACCTTTTTACTAGCTCTCGCTGCTCCATTATGGCTTCACAATTGAGGGATTAATCAGCTTTTCAACTACAACACTCACTGTAATATTTTTGTCATCTATTTTAAACGCCAACTTCAAATCGCTCTCTTTATATCCCAAGTACTTAGCGCCTTGCTGGGCCTGAAACAAAAACGATCCCAAAGTGTTAATTGTTGGAAATGTACCTTTTTCAATTATGATGCTGCTAAGAATCTCCATTAACCCATTTTCCCCTTGGATTTACCCTCATTCCTGTTGATACTTTCGGCACCCAGATTTGAAACACTCGACATAGCAGGCACGCCCTTATTTTGCCAATTCTATTCCATCTATGAAAGCCAAGTTGGCATCGAAGCTTTTTCTTATCCATTATAAGGCCCCTTAAATAACCATTTATGAATGCAAGCCGTAATTATGGCAATCTCAGTCGCTAGCTCTATTGCCGCCATCGCCATTTCCATTGTCTAAACCCCTTAGTTTTTGATATTTTTGATACCATGAATCTATCTCATGTATCCATTCAGGGCTGAAGATAGCCTCAAGAGACTTTTCCCGAGCTCCTTTATCTTTACTAGCTGACGGAGCCGTTCTTAGCATTACTATATTCTCACCCTCAATAGTAAATATATCAAAAGCGTCGCCAATTTTTAGAACTAGCCGATCTTTATCAGAGCTGTGGACTATGCTCATTCTTTCCTCAATCTCTCATATGCTTCCTGCAAGTGTGCTTGGCTTAGCAAATCATAGACTCGCTTATAATATTCGGGATCGCCATACTTACGAAAGCCATGCTTAACATCCCACGCTCTACCATCTGGCAGATAAATAGAATGCAAATCAATGCCAAAGTCTCTCGGCTGACAAATGCCAGATTTTGCTTCTGTTCTAGCTCTATTCAATCTGCGAACGATTGCCTTTGTGCTAAGCGGCAGATTGAGCGGATAAAGAGCTTCCCCTTCTGCCCTGCTATAAAATATCAATGTAGTTGTAGTTTCAGTCATCAATCTTCCTCTTATTACCCCGAAATTTAATCAATTTCTAATCATCTGTCAAGCTTTTTTTCAAAAAATCTTTCCTTGCTAAAGCTTAAGCTCTTAAAGAAAAGAGAGAGGAAGCTGCTTACAGGCAGAAAAGAAGAGAGAAGAGCTTTAAGATCTTAAATATTAGTATTATAAGCAGTAGCGCCTTAAAAATCTGTGATGTATTGATTTTTTTCTTGACTTTCCCTGGTTTTAAGCTTATATTATGACCATGGAAAAAGGAACAAATAAAGGAGTTTGATATGAAAACTGATAAAATAGAGAATGTCATGTATCAGGCATTAAGTCAAATGAAGGCTGCTATTGAGTGTGAGCAGGCCTCATTTTTAAATTCGTTGAATAGTCTGTTTGGCACACTATTTCATGCCTATTGCAGCCTTGAGAAGTTAGAGGTTGAGAAGGAGCTTTTGAAGGCCGAAGCAGAGAAGGAAAGGGGCGGAGTATCAGTCAATGAATTAGTGATTGGGAAGATTACAGAATTGCTTAATGACGTGTAAATGGATGAAGAATACGAATATACGACTTTTAGCCACTTGAAAGACTTGGTTGAGATGGGCAGATTAGCCGGGCTTACGGATGATGCTGCCGTTGTCATTAGAGTCCATGATATTTCAGGATTTAATGAAAATATCTTTCAGTCGGCTATTAGTATAGACTTGGAACAAGATGTAATTTATATTGATCATCAGTGGTAAAATGAAAGAAGAAGCAAAATCTACAATTGGGACGATAGGCGCAATACTCACGGGATTGGCGGCCAGTTTTTATCTCATTGGTTCTATTGCAAAGTTGTTGCTGCAATGAGCAATCGAGGCAAAATAAGACTTTATCGAAAGCGGCGAGCAGGCACGAGGGCTTATAAAGCGGATGTAGATCATACGGTTTATATGACGGGTGAAGGCTCGATAGGTGCCGGTCATGTACCCAAAGGGTATTTTGTGATCGTGGACGAATACGGCAGGTCAAAAAGGATTTTATCGCCGGAATCTTTTCACAAAATCTACGAATTAGCAGAAGATGCAGATTGTTCCGAAACGCAAGCGTAACTATCTTATTTTTGACTCTTTGGAAGAATTTCAGGAGGATGCTGATGGCGAACCGTATGTGGAAAACTGGAGACTTGGACAAGAAGGGGATTGGGTATTAACTGATGACGGGCGCGTTGTTGAGATTCTTAAGCGGGCAACATTTAAGAGCGGCGCTGGCCGAGGAACTGACTATGTGCGCACGGTTTGTGGCACATTTAGGGTATTGGACAAAACAATTATGGACTCGGTTGTGCGGGAGAATCCATATTCTTTTTCTTCTGGAAAATCTCCCGGTACTTTACGGAGGACTAGAAAACATACTAATTTAAGGGAGGATATTTTTGCTGGGTATGTTGCGCAAGGCATGGAGGATTTTAAAGCTTATATGCTGGCTTTTCCTACTGAAAATCCTGCTCATGCTAAGAGGGAAGCAAAACTCCTTCTCGGATATGAAAGAATAAGGAGAAAAGTGGACGAAAAGATTATAGAAATTATGGAAGATGTTGGCCTTCCCAAAAAGAGATTGATAGAAATTGGGAAGGAAATTCTTGAGAAAAAGGGAATTCTGGACAAGGACAGGATTAGGATGCTTGATATGTTTTGGAAGGCTGCTGGGGTGCTGGGCGGTGAAAAGCGGACTGAAATTGCAGCGGCCGTTTTTCCTGGACTTACCGGAGAGGAGCTGAGTCGAATCATGTTGGGGCATAAAGGAAAGCTGCCGGTTAATGCAGAATCAATTACAGACAGTTGAGTTTCCTCTTAATTGGGCTCGGGGAGAAAATATAAATGTATGTCCTGTTTGTGACGCTCAGCTTGGAGCTGCAAGTAAGCTGGCAATTGTGTTGCCTACAGGAGGAATGATTGGGTGGGCTTGCCTTAAATGTGGCAGCCGATTTGATGTTGACAATAATCTAATCCAGCTAAAGCTGCCGAATAAAATGCCTTTTGTCTCGGCGTCTGGATAAATTTGGAGATTGGAAGTGAAAAAAGATAAAGAAGGATATTTTAAGTTAAATGGTCATCGGTATAGGGTGTTTTTTGAAGATTTGGGGAAGTATAAAGACAAAGATGCTGATGAAGATGAAACACTGTTTGGCATGGTTAATCATTCTCAGTTAGTGGTAGCAATTAACAATTTGCCAGCCAAAAGCAAGCAGGCGGAAGCTTTAATCCACGAAATTCTTCACTGTATCTTAGCTCCGGCTGGGTATGAAGAATCGGAAATGATTATAAGGGTGATTTCTGGGGGGTTGAATCAGCTCGGCGTCGGTGAGTATTTGATCAGGAATGTTAGAAAATCTAAAGGAATTTAAAAATGAAAATCTGTGGGCATAATTATAAAATAGTATTTGTGCCGCATTTTAAGGGTGCGGACGGCACGGAATATTGCGGCGAAATTCGCTATGTCGAGCGCTTTATTGGAATTGATTCTGCTATGAAGAAAGATGTTATTGAAGAGTCTCTAATCCATGAAATTCTTCATGGGATTATATATCATTCCAATCAAAGGACAAATCATAATGAACAGGCAATACAGGCAATATCTAATGGCTTGTATCAGCTTGGGGTTGGGAAATATTTGTTAGAAAAAGCAAAAGGAGGAAGTCAGTGCCGGTCATTCAATCTAAGATGAAGGCTTTGAAAAAAAAGTATGGGGCAGAAAAGGGGGAAAGAATTTACTATGCTTTGGAGCAGAAAGAAAAAAGTAAGCGGCGGCGCGGTAAGCATAAGTCGCGGCGCAAGGGGAGCTCTCGAAAGAAAGGGAATCGCTGATATAAAGTGTGGATAGAGATAATTACTTCAGCTTTAGCCACGAAGATTTTTCTATGTGTGGCTTTTTTGTTTTTAGCTATTGTGCTGTTTATGCGCGGATGGCGGCGAGTAATAAAACTTTGGGAAAAAGAATTGAATAAGTGATTTAGCTGTCTGAAGCTCCATTTAACATAATTCCTCCGCCTGGCGTTTTGGCTGAGCGCGAGGAAGTCCTACATCAGGCGTCTCAGGATTTAATTTCCTTTGGGCGTGTCTTTTTGCCCAATGATTTTCTCAAGAAGGCTGAAACCCCCCCTTTTCATCATGTAATTGGCAGAGATTTGTTGGCAACTAAACCTGGCGGGCGCGTGTGCAATATAGTGCCTCGCGGCCATGGAAAAAGCACGCTAATGAGAACTGCTATTCTTTACAAAATATATTTTGCCGTGAAGGGTGATATTAATTTTATTGCATGGATTGGGGAGACTCAGGATAAAGCGAAGGATCATACTGAATATCTAAAATATCATATTGAGAATAATGATCTTTTATCTTATTACTTTGGTGAAATGCGCGGAGACTTGACTGGCAATCGCTGGACGGGGGTAGATTGGACAACCGCTAAAGGTGACAGATTAATTACAAAGGGAATTGAGCAGGATATTCGGGGCAAGTCGGAAAGGGGAATTAGGTTTACGGGGATTGTCTTAGATGATTTTGAGAGTATTGTTAATACCAGGACTAAAGAGCGTCGGGCTGGCAATAGAGCCATGCTGACCTCTGCAATCCTTCCAGCCTTAGAAGAAACTAAAGGTAAAGAGGGTTGGATTTGGTTGTCTGGCACTATTCCTCACTATGATAGTTTTTTACAGGGAATTCTTGATGGCTGGAATGAGGCGAAAAGGATTGATAAAGAGAAAGAATTCACTTGGAAAGTCAATTTTTATACCGGAACTCACGATAGGCAGCTAAGCGATACCAGCAAGGCTTTATGGGAAGATTTATTTCCGGTTTCAAAGCTTAAAACTATGCGCCGGTCATTTATAGATGCCGGAACGCCTCATTTGTTTGCTCAGGAGATTCAGAATGATGCTCGTGACCGATCTTTAGCTCCTGTTGATACCACTAAGATTAAATATCACGCGGGGAGATTTGAATCCAGGGGGGGTATGGCATTTTTAATTGTAGATGAGATTGAGGGAAAGCCTGATTCCGGCAGGGCAATTCCTATCTATGTATACATAGGGGCTGACCCATCTATAACTGGCACAAGTGATTTTGCTGCTATCGTTGTGCTTGGAATTGACAGTGAGCGTAATAGGTATTTGATTGATGTGTTTCACGAGCGTACTAAAGTATATGATCTAGCTCCAAAAATAGTTGATTTGGGGAAAAAATATTACCCGGTTCGTAGATGTACTATTGAAACAGTTCAGGCTCAAGATGTGGTAAGGGATATGGCGGAAAGATTTACGATAGATGATCGTAGATTTCTTCCTGGGTGGGCACAGGGGGCAAATCCACTGAAGCATCGTCCTGATTTGAACAAAAAGATTGTTGATAAAATAGATAGGCTGTGTATTGGTCTTGGGTCATTTATAAATCCCGGCAAATTGTACATTAGGCGAGAGCATTTTGGGTTAGTTGAAGAGCTGGAGCAGCTCCCAAAGCCGAAATATGACGATTGGATGGATGCTTTGTATTATGCTGATTATTATGCCAGAAAAAACTACCCAAGGGGCCAGCCTATATCTATGGAAGTGTTTAATAGCGAGATAGAAGCGGGGAAAGGGCAAAGAAAGCCGGTAAAAAAGCGGTATAATTGGTTCACCGGAGCAAGAAAATGAAAAAAAGTTTAGAATTTCAAAAAAAGTGCTTGACTTTTAACTGTTTTGGTATTATATTATAGGCCATGCCAAATCCTAACAAACGAGCAGTTGCTAACCAAGAATTATACCAGAAGTGGCGAGATGCTCGCGCTGGATGGGATATTGAAGCTCGAAAAGATATAGATTTTTATCTCGGCAATCATTTTAGCGAAGAGGAAGTTGAGGAAATAGAGTCTCGCAATCAGGCCCCGGTTCCTTTTGACCGCCTTTATCCTGATATTCAGACTCAAATTTCAATGCTGGCGGCCAGGCCGCCCCGCTATATGTTTGGAGGACGAGAAGACTCTGATTCTGATCTAGCAATGACCTGGCAGGTTATTCATAGTCGCTTATGGGAAATTTCAGAGGGGAATCGAAGAGTCCGAGAAGCTCTTTTAAATTTTTCAACAACTGGCCTGGGGTATTTATATGTTTATATAGACCGCATGGCAGATTACGGACGCGGGGAAGTCATGTTTAAGGACATTCCCCCATTTAGAGTGTACGTGTCTCCCGATACTTCCGATAGGCTTCAGCACGATGCTTCCGGTAAGATTTTATCTACTATTATGAGTGGCGAGCAGCTTGTCAGTGTATATCCTAAGTTGGAATCGAGTCTTAGGGGCGGCCAAATTGAAACGACAATGGAGCGGGATTATCCGCCTACTCAACAGTCAGATACAGTAATTAAAGTTTGGACTCCCGATTCATCTCGTGATTTAGACTGGAACCTGCAGTATTATCAGGTTCTGGAGCGGTTTTATCCTGTAAAAGTTCCGTTTTATCGTGTCTTTGATAAGCAAACCCGGCAAGATCAAATTTTTTCACAGTTGGAAATAGAAGGATTTATTCAGAAGAATTTTGTTCGGTTTAAGCGTGGGGAATGGCAATATGAGGAAGTTCCCCAACGCCGGATCATGCGCGAAGCTTCTGTTGGGGGCAAGTATCTAGGCGAAGAGATTTTAGACACTGAATATCATCCTATTATTCCCATTCCGAACATTTGGACTGGAACTGTTTATCCCAAATCAGATGTGTCTAAAGCTAGACCGATTCAGAGGCTCCTTGACAAGTTTGTATCATTGATTTTGGCTCACGCTCAGGGTTCGGCTGGGTTGAAGCTTCTCGTACCTATGGGCTCCGTAGCTAATATTGAGCAGCTAGAGTTAGATTGGGCTAATCCTGTTGCAGTTGTTGAGTATGACGCTAGCGTAGGGGAGCCCCATTATCCAGCTCCGTCACCGCTTGCCTCTGAGTTTTATGCCTTTGTTAGGCAGGCAGAATTTTATATTGATCTTGTTATTGGCATTCCCGAGCTGATGCAGGGAATATCTCAATCAGCTCCTGATACGGCGAGAGGAACGCTGGCTGTGGCTGATTTTGCCCAGGGGCGACCTAGAGCTAAATTACAGCAGGTAGAAGATTCGATGCTGATGTTAGGGCGGGTAATGTTTGATTTAGCGAAAAGTCATTATACTTATGAAAAGACATTTAGAATTGTTCAGCCTAACAATGACATAAATGAAGTTACTATTAATTATTACGATGATAAAACTGGCGTAATGAATGATATGCATGGTGACTTACGAACTGGCGTGGACGATATTGCTATTTATCCAGGCTCTATGCTTCCAACCAGCAGGCTTCAGGAGGCTGCAATTTACATGGAGGCTTATGAAAAGGGCTTGATTGATCGTACGGAAGCTCTCAAGAAGATGGAAATTTTTGATAAGAAAGGCGTTCTTGAGAGAATGGATACTATAACTCAGCTAATGAATTTAGCTAAAGAGCAACAAGAGTATATTAAAGAATTAGAAGGCGACCTACAGACTGCCGATAGGGAAGTCTTGCATAGTAAACGTCAATCTATCCTTGAAAAATATAAGGGAAGATTTGAAGAAGTCTTTCAAAAAGTCAAGGCTCAAAAACAGGTTGACATGATGGAACTAAAAAAATCGGTTGAACTCATGCTTGGGAAATTGGAAGCTGAAATTAAAGCAGCTACCAGTTCTACCGCTGACAAGGAAGAGAAATCGAAAGGAGCGAAAAAGTAATGGCAGATAAAACAGATTCCATCCTTGAAGGGGAAGGAATGACTGGCGAAGATGCTGGCGAAGGCGCTGGCGATAATGATCCTGAAGGCCAAGACCCGTTTGTAGCTTTGGACGCGGAGGATGGCGGGACTGCTGGTGAGCAGCTACCCGGCCAAAAGAAGGGCGAATCCGGCGAGGAGTATTACAAGAGACTGTCTCAGAAGTTTCAAAGTGAGAAGGATAAAGCCGTCTCGGATGCCGTCAAGAAGGCTCTTGGCGACAACGAGGAGGCGATTCTACTCCACGAAGCACTGGACAAACGTCCCGATCTTTGGGATCAGATTGAGCGCGGCTTAAAAGGCGAACCCGCGAAACCCGAAAGCGATAAAGTCCCTGAGTTTTATGATCCAGAGGCGGCTCACACTGATCCTACTTCTGAATCTTACAAATACAGGGTGCAGCAGGATAAGAAGCTTGTTGAAGATACTGTCAAGACGTTGCTTGGGGAAGTGGCTCGCCAGAGTGCTCTTCAAGGTACTGAACAGGAACTACGAGAGAATTTTGGTTTTAATGCTGAGCAAGTAAAGGAGTTTAATGAATTTATTACCACTCCGAAAGACCAATTGCCTCTCGATTCCGTTGTCGAGGTATTTATGAAGGCCAAGGGTATCACATCTCCCGAAATGTCTGAGGCGCTTAAGAAAGTACGGGAAAACAAGGAGGCTTTAGCTTCTGCAGGAGCTGTGGGCGGAATTGCTGAACCGGAACCCGATCAGCGTGCGGCATTAAGGAAAACTGTGTTAGAAGCCGCTGCGAAAGAAAGAGGCGATATATTTTAGTGAATAAGGATGGTGTATTAGATTGGCTGATTACAATCTAGATACTTTACTATCTACTGCCGTTGGCGCAACTGTAACTGGTGGGTCTACTGATGCTAATACAAGGCGTCTGTATGATTTTACCGATGACGTTGCATCATTGGATGCAGTAAATACTCCGTTTTTCGCTTATCTCGCAAAGGTTCGTAAAGACCCTACTACTGACACTGAATTTAAGATGTTGGAAGATCGCAGCAAGAATGAATTTGCTGGTCGTACATTTGTTCTTGACGGGGCACATGATATTTCCGGTAAGTCCGTTGGAGATTTGATGACATTCACAGTTGAGACAGCCGCTGCGTCCGAAACTGCAGTTAGCTGGATTCTCAAGGGCATGGAGTTCTCGATTGGCCTGGTTGACGCCAGCAATTATGATCCCCAGCATGTGTTTGTGCGTGTCGAGAATGATCCTACTGTTGGATCGACCGATACCAGCTTCAGTGGACGAATTATTGCTGATCCGACTAGCAGCATTGCTAGTTACAGCTCTAATGATACAGTAGAGTGTCAGATTGTTGGAAGTGCGTTTGCGGAAGCAACCGGCTCTCCTGACGTTTGGGTTCGGGATTTGGATGTGACCTATGGGTACACTCAGATTTTGAAAACTGCTGCGGAGTGGTCTGGTAGCACTTTGGCAACTGAATATAAGGGTTATAAAAACGAGCGTGAGCGTACATGGGCGATTAAGCTTATGGAACACGCTTCAGACATTGAGAGAATGACCCTGTTTGGCGTAAGGGCGTCTCAGAGTGGCATTCGGTACAGTTGGGGAATTATTGGTTCTATCTTAGCGAACCAAGGGACTTTAGCAACTGGAACGACTGCAATTACATACACTGAGTCAAAGTCCTATCTCCGGCAGTGTGCATATACTAGCATGTCTTATGATGTGTTTCTAGGCGATCTGGAGATTATGTTTGATCCCGCGCGTGGCGGGTCACAGAATCGTCTTGTCTTGGCTGGGCTTCCTGTTTGCACCTTCTTGAATAAGTTGGGCAACAGTGCATTCCTAGATAATTCCGTTGGCTATCAATACTCACCAATTCGGTTAGATATTGATTTCAACAAGTCAAAGGGCGTATTTGGACATAAGATTCTTAATATTGATACTGTCAATGGGAATCTTCATGTTGTTAGAAACCCGATGCTTCGCGGAATCTACAAAGATAAAATGGTCTGTGTTGACTTAAAGAATGTATCCTATAGGCCGTTAAGTGCAAATGGATACAATCGTGACACTCACATCCTTCTTGATGTAGCAAATAACGATGAGGATTTGCGGAAGGACATGATATTAACTGAAGCCGGGCTTGCTGTGACTCTATTTGAGAATCAGGGCCTTTGGTCGTTCCATTAAACAGGAGGTGAAATAAATGCCGTTTAGAGATCAATTTGTTGAAGTAAACTCTGGTGGTTATCGCCGAATGTATCTGGAACCGAGCACTGTTTATGCCGTTTGGGGCGAAGCTAATCCTTATGGGCAGCTTTTAGTCCTTGGAGTTGACGGCAATGTAGCTCAGACCGCTGGTCAGAGTTTCGATATGGGATTGCAAGATGCTGAGGCTTATGGTATCGCTGCTGTAGGAATCTATGGCGATGATGACGGTGACGATCTAGGCTCTCAATGGGCGAGGCTTGTTGAGGCTCAGGTTACAATTACTGTCGCTCAAACTGGCGATACAACCATTATGGGTCTACGCGGATGCGTTGCATTTGTGGACACTATGGATTGGGGCGGAAGCTTCTGTTCAGGCGTTGAGGGCCAGATTGAGTTTCTTGGGGCTACTGATCTGTCCAATGCATCCGATAATGTTGGCGTGTCGGCTGGTCGGTTTATCGTTGCTATTGGTGGCGACACGACTGTTGGCCGGGAAGCGATTCTTGCTGGTGTGCGGGCTGAGTTCTCGTCTGCTACAGGTAATACTGTTACGCAGACCGGAAGCTCCGGGTCACTGGTTGAGGGCGCTTTTGCTGCATTTGTAGCTGCGGGTAAAACCGGAACAAGAGGCGACCTGTGGGATGATGCGCTGTATATTGATGGCGCGAACAATGCCCTTGGATTTAGGTCTGTTGGGGCAACTTATCCTTGTGGAATTGCAACAAGTGCTGTAACGCCAACGGGTGCTACTACTCATGCAATCAGAATAAATGTTGCTGGGACTGACGCATATATTCCGGTATATGCTGCGGCGGCGTTTGGCAATTAACATAAAGGGTTAATAAATGAAAAAGCTGGAACTGAGAGAGTTCAAGACTGAGGCTCGAGATAGCGAAGGCAATCTTCAAGAGGTTGTCGTTACCTATAAAGAATTGATTGCGGGAGCATTGAATTATATTCCTACTAATCAATTCGGACAGTCTGCGGGCCTTCCTGTAGATGAAATGCGTCTTAGAATCAAAATACTTGACAAGCTCGATACTGATAAGAAGGTGGTGAATCTTGACGATGAAGATGTCAAGATGATCCATGAGTGTGTTAAGGCACAGAAGTTTATTAGGGTTGATCGAGGCTTGGTAGAGTATTATGATTATATCGAAGAACTCTTTGCAAGCGAAGGCGAATAATTCTGGAGGCGGCTCAGGCGATAAAGGTTTGGGCCGCCAACAGAATAATTTGACAATTAAAGGTGAATAATGGGCAGGTTGAGGTTGTGCAATGGCTGTCGCCAGTGGTACGAATCTAAAAGGGCTCAATGTCCGTATTGTGATTATATTCGGCCAATTCGAGCAGCGACTATTTCATATGGCTTTTATGGTGGCTCTCCCTGGGCGGGAGCATTTAAGCATGATAAAATGGATTTTACCAATAAGTCTATGGGCGACAGCATAGAAGAAATGAATCAGGAGTGTGGTATCAATCGCTAGAGAATTAGAACTTAGGATAATCGTTGATCCCTTTGCTCCTGGAGACTATTACAAAGAGATTACTGTCTCCGGGGATGAGGCGGCTTACGGCAGGGCTTTAGTTCAAATTACAACCGAAGAGACTTTAACCATCCCAACAGATATTGCAACTGTTGGGTATGTATTATTTTTATATGATGATACTGACTCTGATGGTTATGTAGAAATTGGCACCGCTACCGGAGCTTATGATATTAAGATAAGCTTGGCGCGGCCTATTGCAGTGCTGCCTTGGAATGGCACTACTATTTATTGGAAGGCTACGGACGTGACTGCGACTGCAGCGGTAATTTGGGCAGTTATTGAAGCATAATGGCACTGCAAGCGCTACAAGCTAGAATAGAAGATGCTTATGGCGATACTGTAGCTGCCGCTGATATTATTGCTGACGCTACTGAACTTGTTGATTTGTTGAATGAGGGATGGTACGATATTGTTGGCAAATTGCCACTAAGGTTGCTAGCTCCAATGGGTGTGGCCGCTACCCTTGATGACAGCCCAACATCACACACTATGACTAGTGGCAAGATATTGTCTGTAACGCGGAATGATGGCGTTATTGACAGGGAATGTCGAGAGATTTTAGCTCATTTAAAGGGGCGGCTAGCCGATCCTTACAGCATTTATTATTCCGATAAAACATGGCCTGCCTTCTATAGGCAAGCTAACACTTTGTATGTTTATCCAACCACTACGGCTGCTGAACCCGCAACTGTTGTTGAGGCTGTGCTTGCGGCTGAGATTGCTGCCGCTGACACATCTGTAGCTGGATTTGATCCCGGGCTTACTAATCTGCTTGTCCTCTATGTAATTATTGGGTTGAAGTTGCGAGAAATGGGATTGGGCAAGCGTAAGACATGGGTTGAGCTTGAAGCTATTACATCTAGTGGAATATTAGCTGCTCTAGCAACGGTTTATACCAATATCGGAACTGCGCTTGACGCAGCTAATGTGGAATTAGATAAAATTCCTGCAATTATTGATTTGGCAAATACTGAGTACGACAAATTATCTACAATCATTGATTTGGCAAATGCAGAAATTGACAAAACTCCTGCAGCTGTTGATTTAGTCAATACTTCTGTAGATAAGGTAGCCACAGCAGTCGGGTTAGCAAATACAGAATTTGATTTAGCTAAGATAGAGATTGCCGAGTCTGATGTTCAAGTAGATGCAGACGTGGATACTGCTTTGGCAGCTATTGTTACAGCCGCTGGCAGAATTAATACTGCTGTTGGGCTGGCCAATACTGAATATGATAAAGTAGTTGCCGCTACGACCGGGCCTTTAGACCTGGCGAATATAGAGTTTGATAAAATAAGCGCTCTTCTTGATTTGGGCGAATCTGATTCTGAAGCTGCCGTAAACACTTCTCTAGGCGCTGTTTTGTCTGCTGCTGGAAGGATTGATACGGCTGTACAGTTAGCTAATGCTGAATTTGATTTAATGAATGCTGATGTAGATACAGCAAGCGCTTCTATTTCCACTAATGATGATCCTGAAATAGGGATGTCTGAATTAGCGGTTGCTGATCGCAGGGCTATGACCGGACAAACCTACCTCGACGAGGCAGCTCTTGGAGTTCAAGAGGCCCAATCGTATGTAGCCGAAACACAGGCTCGGCTGTCTCAGGCTAATACAAAGCGTGAGGAGGGTCGGTCAAGGGTAGTTTCGGGCTCTGCTTTTGTGCAAGAGGCTCAGGCTAGAATCGCTTCAGGTGATGCTTATCTCAAGGAGGCGGAGGCTGGATTACAAGAGGCTCAAAGCTATGCAGTTGAGGTAGATGCTCGGATTAAGCAGATTGGCGGGTATACCAAAAATGCCTTAGCAAGGATTGAGCTTGGAAGGGGCTATCTAGATGAGGCGGCAAGTGATTTACAAGAGGCTCGAGGATATGCCCAAGAGGCCCAGCTGCGACTTGCGAGTGGTGAAGGGTATTTGAAAGAATCAGCAACTCGCATACAGAATGGTAATGCTTACATTAGTGAATCTATAGCAAGGATTCAGAATGCTGCTGGATATGTTCAGGAGTCTGGCGGAAGAGTTCAAAAGGCCCAATCTTACCTTGTTGAATGTGGTGTTCGATTACAAACAGCTCAAAATTATCTGAATCAAGCCACTCAGGTTGCTCAGGAGCGCCCGCTATTGATTAAAGAGTATGAAGATGGAATTGTTGCTTATGTCAGAGGAAGATTATAATGGTTGATTATAGTAAACTTCAGATGCGTGAGATTATCTCGATAGTGCAAGATACATTTCCTGATGCTCAGCCTGCTCTAATTATGAGGGTTGCTAATGAAGCTTTAAAGAAAGCTGCGAATAAGTATAGGCTAACTATTAAGCGCAAATTTATTGACTCTGTTGAAGATCAAGCGCTCTATGATATTAGCGACCTTGGAGCCGGGGCAGGAATTTCAAGAATTCAAGGAGTGGCATATATGAATTCTGATGGTGAATATGTTAGAATTAAGCGCTTGGTTGGGCGTGTCAAACTGGCTGAAGGGGCATAATGAAGACTTCTTCTATACAGGCTGAGTTTGCAAAGAATGTAGCTTTGCTTATTCTTTATATAGAAAGTTGTGGGTATCATGTTACTTTTGGTGATGCTTATGCTAAATCAGGACACAAAAAAGGATCATTTCATTATAAAAAGTTAGCGATTGACTTGAATCTATTTGATGAACAATTTAATTACCTTTCTGAAACTGAAGATCATCTTCCCTTTGGAAAATATTGGGAATTTTTAGGGGGCTCTTGGGGCGGCAGCTTTAAAAATTCTGATGGCAACCATTATAGTTGGGGTGAAGAATAATGGCATCTGATTACGATCAGCCAAGAGATTATATCTTCTGGCAAGTTGAAGGTAATTATCTGGGAGTGTATACAACCAAAGGAGATGGGCTTACTCAGGAAACTAAACGTGGCGATCTTAAAGCTATTGATGAATCTGTTGATCAGGCGATCTTGATTATATTTGAAGCTGATCCCGAGCCAATTACAAAAGAAACTGATGTTCCTGATATTGATAAAAATCTTCATATGCCGCTTGCAAAATATATTAAGTCTCAATTAATGTTAGATAGAATAGCTAATTCCAACAATCCAGAAATGGCTGTAGCGTGGATGGCTCTAGCTAACAGGTGGGAAGCTGATTGGAAAAGTGAACTTAGAACATATGCAACTGGCCGGGCCGACAAAACGGGCGGCGGAAGAGCTGCCAGGCTGCCAAGTGTATAAATAGCAATTATGTTTGCATAGCCTCGTGTTATTTACGAGTATGTGCAAACAATGTTAATGGAGGAATAATGGCAAAACTAGGTAAATTTAGTGCTAATGAGAGAGCAAGTTAGTGCTAATGAGAGAGCAAGTCTTGAGGCAGCTACGGAATGGACTGTTTCAACCAGGCTGGATATTTCCAGCGCGGCAGTTGCGGAAAAGCTTTTAAATGAGCGTACGCAGTATATTACTGTCTATGCTGACTTGGCGTGTTACTATTTGTTTGATACTACAACTGGTGATAATAATAGTACAACCAATGATCCGCAGTTTCCAGCTACAACCTTGACAAGGATTAAAGTGCCAAGAGGCTTAGGCGGAACAGTGTATTTTCATGTGACGCCCACAAGCAGCGCAGCAACAAAGTATGTGCGACTGGTAGAAGAATAATGCTCAAGAGTAAGATTAATGGTTATTTGCTAACTTGGGTTATTTCAGCAATTCTGGCTCTTGGAATCTGCTACGGAACGATAACAGCTAATGATTATATTCCCAGGTCGN